AGAAGTTCCTCCACCAGACGACTTCTTCTTTGCAGGAGCCTTCTTAGCGGTCTTCTTTACTACCTTTGCATTCTTAACTGCAACATCTACATCTTCTACCGATGGCATTCTACCGAACGCTGGATCAGATGGATTGGCTGCTCTCAATACTACGGGCACAAGTGCACCAAGTAGTGAGTATGCTAGTGTCTGTGGATCAGTTACACCAGCAGCATACATTGCTGTTGCTGCTCCAAGTACTGATCGTCCGTATGACGCTAGTGCATTTTTGATTTGTTGGTTCATGTTTATTCCTCCTAGGATATGAACTTCGATATGGCTGTCCAAACTGGTTGGGCAAGCCATAATCCAATTATACCAGCAACACCAGCAAAAACTGGGGGAGCAGGGATTGGAATCTTAATTGGGGATATTGCGCTTATTGATAGGATAATTAAACCTAAAGTAAGCCCTACGGATAGTGATAGTAATATTTCTTTCATTTATTCCCTCGATTTTTGTAGTTGTGTATAATGATTTAAACAGACATCTAGAACTTTTGTTTCCGTGCTAAACAATTTTTCTCCGTCAACATCGCATGCAATAACACTACAAATACCCAATGGCTCAAAAGAAAGTTGATCGTAGGTTTTAAATTCTATCATTGTCTTGAGTCCACATAATTTTTTATAAAAGGAACTATTACTTCTACTTCTTCTGATGGAACAGCATTAATAAGCATATGGTTTATACCTCTGCTTTCAAGAGTATTCACAAGATCGTCAAACTGTTCATAAGTAAAGTATGCAGCATCAAGAACAGGCTGTGGAACTTCTCCTTTTTTCCATACTGGTCTAACTACATGATTAGTTAATAAATCAAGTTCTTCTTCTGTTTTTCTGATAATTGGAGTAATTGCTAACATTACTTCCATGCCTTTTAAGTCAAGTGGAACTGATACAGAAGGACCCTTCAAAAAATCAGACCAACCTCCACGAGCATATATGTGATATGGCAAGATAATTTTGTGTCCATATTTTTTTGCTGCTTCAAAAACATAATGATTTGTCGTTGAAACATAAACATCTAACTTGTTTGTGTGGTTTGGATCACGCCAATATCCTGGGGATTCCTTATCTTGATCCATTTCGTTTAGTACTTTAAGAAATTCTATCATATAGTTTGATCTGTCAACGTTACTTGATTTATCGTTTACGTTTCCAACAATACCACCAACACCATCTTCATGGTCTTTAATATATCCACAAATCAAATTAACCTGAAGCCTATTTTTGTCTATTCTATCCATAGACCTATTTATCATAGAAAGATATTGAGGAGATATTGTGTATGGACGAATTGCTACCAAATATTTAATGTTTTCGCCTTGTTTTATATCTTTTGCTGCTTTTATAAACATATCACCTTCTGGAATATCATGTGTAAACATTACTCCAGAGAAATTATTGCTGTTTAAGTTTGATGGGGATTTGATATTTTCGGGATCTCCCATTACTCCACCAAAATAATAAAATTTCATTATACTATTTTATCATAATCTTCTGGTAATAAACTTTTTAATTTTTTAAATTCTGAAGATATTTTTTTTAAGGCAAAGTCGTGTGGAGCAACCATACCATCTACTGCTGCACCATATCTATCGTAATATTCAACTTGAGGACCAACCTCATCAATAAACGACTTAAGTCCAGCCTGAACTTCTTCTATGTATTGGTATGCCCAATCACGAGAATCTGAAACAAATTTTAAAAAATCTTCATTAGATTTTTCTTTATCTGTTTTGCTGGCTTCGTGCTCTTGTTGTTGATGTATCAATAGTTTTAGGGTATTGGCAAGAATGGCCTTATTGTTTTTTCTTTGTTTTAAATAAAGGTACAAAAACAAAGAAGTAAAAGTAGACATCACAAAAATTAAAACTAATTCAATCATAACTCTTTACCACCTTCTCTAACTAAAAGAACTATTGCTCCATTATCCTCTAGTGCTTTTTTTACACGAATCATATACTCTACGGCCTGTCTTTTAAGATCAACCGTTTCTAAGGACATAAAGACTTTTTCTTTTGCTTTAACAGTAATAAAACTATCATTGTCTATTACCTCTAAAGAAAATCCCTTGGGACAATCCAAAGATCTAAACGCTCTTCTCATTTGATCTGTATACATATTACTCCATTGTTAGGGATTGCCATGTTGTTCCCCAATCAGCCTTTGTTTTATGACTAGAAAATTCTTTTGACAACTCTCCATTTTCTAAGTATACCCCGCCCCAAACGCCCCACTCTTTACCAGAAATACCAACAGAAAAACATTCTTTTCTTACTGGGCAAGTAGAGCACAATAAATCTACAGCAGGTCTTAAAAGTTCATCTTCTTCATACTTGTCAAAGAATACATTTGTATCATAATCCAGGCATGCAGCATTATCTTTCCATTCATACTTATTCATGCTACCTTACATACTTGTCAGGTATTTCCCATCCATTTCTAGAAACGACGAAAATCTTTTTTAGGTGCCAGGCATTATTTTTTAATGCTCCGTACTTTGATGTAAAAGCCTTATCTGACTTTATCATCTCTACAACATCCCATCCATCCCAGGACAGGTTGCTGTTCTTGGAAACAATTGCTTCCATTTTTTCAAGAGAATTAACTGATATCATTGTGTGTACTCCTTAGAAGTTGTATACGTTTGTGTTGATGTTTTTTGATCTTGACAAATTTACTACTTTAGAAACTTGTTCTTTTGGATTAGCAACAAAAGCAAAATGATTAAAACTATCTATGTTTTCTTCAACCCATTCAGGGCTAACTCTAAATAGTTTAATAGACTTTCCTCTAGCCTTCATTCCTCTTTCAGAAAGATTTACAAACTCTGACGCCATTGCACTAATGTTTCCTGGACCAGCAGTATACAAGTAAAACTCTTTCTCATCTTCTTTTAATTCAGATAAGGCAACTGCCATTGCTCGAAGAAAAATATTATAGTTTTTGAAACTAGGCGTCCCTTGAACCCCTACTATCATCACTTACTCCTTCTCTCAGTTTGTCCAGAATGAACAACATCTGATCTAATTGTACCTTATCCATGTGGGTTGTGTCAACTCTTTGTGCAGACTCTTTGTCAACCAGGTTATTTATTAGTGGGGCATTGTAAAAAATGTTATCTTTAATCCAATAAGCCTGACCATCTACAATAATGACCCGAACATTTGTTTCTTTCTCATGATTTTTAGATTGACTTTTTCTGTTAAGTTTTCTTGAATACCTGTTTCCACCAGAGAATCTATACTGTAGCATTGCTTGGCTAACTATCGGGGAACTTTTTGAATTTAATCGTGCTTTAATTATATAAACAGACAAAAGCAAAAGCATACTTACGCTTACTATTCCTGCCCCCAAGGCGCTATTCATAAAAGCATCCATTCCACTATTCTATCACTTTTTATCAAAAAGAACCTTGATTATTTGCTGAAGGGCTGTTCTTTCATCAACAGGAAGAGCCTTTATTTTATTTATATCAAAGGCCCTCTCGCTTATAGTTACAATTGGGTTTGGCAAGGTTATGTCCATGTCTACAAAACCTTTTTCCCACAACTTCATTGCTACTTCTGAAAAATAAACAGACATTTCTCGATCAAGATTGGGATCTATGTCTTTTAGCAGTTCTGTTCTGACATACATATTCTCTCCAGTTTCTGGATCTTTTCCAGTAAACTTTATTCCACCAGTTAAAACCAGCCTATCAAATATTTCATCTTCATTGATCATTTCCCTGACTTCTTTCTAGCCTTTGCTAAAGCATCAAAATCTTTTACCTTGGTATCTCCAAGATATCCCCATGCATAACCATCATTAATCATCATGTCATTAAGAGACACAGTGTCATCATTGACATAGATCCATCCTAAGATACGACCATACTTTTCAGATGAATCCATCTTCTCAGTCTTAATCACAACGGACTTAGCGTCCTTTAGAGCCTTCTTCAGGTACTCCTTAGACTCAAGACCAAGAGCCTTCTCTTTAAGATCCTTGGTGCGAGACTCAGGTGTATCAATACCCGCCAATCTCACACGGGATGAAAACAAAATGTCAAACCCTAAATCAATAAGAACGTCAATGGTATCTCCATCTACTACGTTCTCTACTTTTCTTACATAATATTGATACATATAAGCCCCCTTAGACCCAATACTTAATTATAGCAGTTATAGCCAATATAGACCATAGTAAGTTAAACCATATTAATGTTGGTATTGTCTTTACTGTAGATGACCATATCAGCATTAGACTTGATACCAGCGCAAAAATGTAAAGCCACCAGATCTGTTTATTAAATAAAAGACCTGGAATAATAATTACTGCCTTGGCCACAAATGCAAAGAACTCGACAGTATTTGGTTTGTTCCAGTATTTTCTATTAAGCATTCCGCTTAATGCGATCATCCATTCTGGCTTCTGTTTCATTTTAATCCCTCTAAAAATTGTCTATGGTCTACACATTCTGAGACCTTGTAGTCTTGATATTTTTTGTAATAGTCATACATATCAACACCCTTCTTGTAGTCTGCAGAATTTTCTATATATGTTTTTGCAATATCTTTATTGATTGTATTGTGTGCAGAACCCAAAAAGGTCCAACTATTTGATGACCAATGTTCTCCAGAATCAAACTTATTTGGAAGTCTACCCCTCCATTTGTCAATCCTTTCCTGCAAACCCTTTGGTGCATTTTCGTATGAAAATTTTTGCCAAAATTCTGTGTCATTTCTCAAGGTCATGTAATGGAAATATATAAAGTCAGAAATATTGTTATTCATATTAACTATGTTCTTGTTAAACTCTTCTCTTACATCTTTTGAATTTCCAAACAACCATAGTGGGTTATCAAATATTTGTGTCAACTGTACAATACTAACCCAAATAGAGGTTGCTTCAAGTGGCTCAACAAAGTTTGCTGCAAGGCCAACTGCTACACAGTTATTAATCCATGGCTCTTCATAGCATCCAGCACTGAACTTAAAGCCCCCTTTGTCCTTTCTTGGATAGGTTGGCTCATAACCTAAGAACTCTTCTATCTCTTTTGCTGCTTCTTCTTCAGAGATCAAAGATGAGTCATATACATAGCCGCAACCAAACCTAGACTGCAGAGGTATCTTCCACATCCAACCATACTTCATTGCAATTGCCTCTGTATAAGGAGGGATCTTATCTTCCATATCAACAAAGAATGGGAGAGCAGAATCAACTGGAAGAAAGTCTTTATAACTTTTCCACTTTGAATTATAAACTTTGCCAATGATTAGTCTATGTAGTCCGCTACAATCAAAAACAAAATCACAGGAAATCTTCTCATTATTATCTAATACTAAACTCTTTACATAGTCTTTTTCATCTAGCAAGACATCTTTTATTGTGCCATCAACTAATCTAATTCCTCTTTCTGAACCTATTTCTTTTAGTCTATCTGCTAGTTTGGTTGCATTAAAATGTATAGACACATTTCCTATTTTTTTGTAATCATTAATAGGATCTTTATTAGCAACAAAGCCAAAATCTCTTTTGCTGGCTTCTAAAATAAAAGGGACCTTCTTAGATTCTGAATTTTTTTCTGTAAAGTCTATGTCCTTTACACTACCATTTAAGGCAATGCTTGCTGCAATTAAAGGGCTATTAGAAAGATACCTATCATATACAGCGTCAAACCCTAAAGATCTGTCTGTTGTGGAAAATCCATGATAGTAAAATTCTCCGTCGTTATTCCAATTTGTAAATTTAATTCCATTCTTAATGGTTGCATCACAATTTTTTACTAGATCAGAAATAGGGATACCTAGGTGGTCTATAAAGTCTGTAAGGTATGGAGTTGATCCCTCTCCTGCTCCTAAGATTCCTATTTCTTTTGACTCAATAACCGTGATGTCTAATTCTGGGTATGATCGTTTTGCTTTAAGTGCAGTAAGCCACCCAGCAGTTCCTCCACCAACAACAACTATCTTCTTTGTCATTACTTTCTTCCCCATTGTATATAGTTCCATCCACGCTCATGGAAATAATAAAGAATTGTTTTTGTAATTACTTCAAAACTTGCAATTGCCCCTGCCGTGATTGGTTCTTTGGTTATAAACCAGGCAATGACAAAGGTATCTGCTGTTCCTATTATACGCCATGTAATGGCCTTAAGTGCTGACCTTTGTTTACTAACGTTCATGCTGGCCACTCATAATCATTAACTGGCCTGTTCATCTTTTTATAAATCTTAGATGCCCATTTCTTTACGCTTTTCAGTAGCCGAAATAGCATGAATCTCTGCCCCCAAATCTACTTGCTCAATCTTGTATCCTACATCCCGCCCATAAACAATGTTAGTGATGTTTGGTAATCTTAATACTAATGCGTCATCCATAAATTCATCTTTAGCAATATATCCCTTAACCTCATCAAAAGTCAGTGGATCTTTCTCGCTTGTATTGTATGTATTACGGACTCCAAGTAGTACTTGATCTGTTCTCTTCCCCGCTTCTTTGTAAAGGGCGTGGTGTCCCTCGTGCCAAGGCTGGTACCTACCCAGCATCAAAGTTGTAGGTGCAGACCAGTCATGTAGGCCAAACTGATTAATTATTTCTGTTGCTTTTTCATTTGCGTTCCACTCATGACTAATAAACGCCATGTCAAAATTACTTGGCACTTCAAACATTTTATTAGTATCTTCAAACCGACTTTCTTTAATTGTTTCCATATAGATTAAAATATCTGGCTTGCCAAATGCTAAACGAGTTAGATCTGTTGGACATACAAAGTCAACAATTACGGGAGCAATGCCTTGCTTGGCAATAAGCCTTGCCATCTCTCCCATACGACGAGCCTGCTCAAGTCTGTCCTCTGGTGCAAATCCCAAGTCTGAATTTACTGTTGCACGAACTTCATCTGCATTAAGATGGATAGCATTAATACGTTCTTTCAGTGCCTTGGCGAGTTCAGTCTTTCCTGATCCTGGAAGACCTATAATCTGAATAATCATTTTTTCCCCAACTCCTCATTTGGCATTATGTCAATAAGCAAATGAATTCTATCTATATCACTATTGTTTTCTACAAGGTGTGGCCTTGAGTTGTTAATTTCCCAACACTCTCCAGCCTGCATGCTGATCTTTTCATTTCCAACACCAAAGAAAACATTATCAGATGTAACGATTGGAATATGATTTCTTTTAGATAGCATTAGATAGTCTCCAGAGTCAAAGTGAATTGATATATCTTCTCTGGCCTTTAGTTTAATTAATAGAACCATGCCTCTAACACCATCATGAATTTCTTCTAGGTTTTTTATAATAGGCTCAAGTAAATCGATCAACTTAGAGTCATCAGACTCTAGTCTTGTGGCAAACTCCTGGCCACTCTTCCATTGCAGGTTTGCTCTATATACAAAATATGAGACAGTATCCTTGTGAACATCATAGTTGTCTTGTCTTGATGTGTCTAGCAACCACTGACTAGAAAAGCCTGAAACATAATTCTTTATTTCATCAATGCTGTATATGTTGTGCTTTTTAAAGTTAAAGTCTTCTAGCGTCTTTCTCATTTTGTCTCCAAGGTTTGATTAAAGTCTTTAGAATACGCAAAGTTTATAAAGTCAGAACTGTAAAAATCCTGGACCATATCTATTGCCTCATCTGTATAGTCTTCTATATATGATTCTACCATATAGTTGCCTACATTGTAAAATCCAAGAGTCCATTCAAGTTCTTCTTCTAACTCCTTTAAGTTCTCAAACTTATAAATTCTGTCTACCTGAATAATGTCCTGATCAATTACATAAAAAGACTGGGGGATGTGGAGTAGTGGGCTTATTGGGGATATCTTTCCCTGTTTGATATTATTTAAGTACTCTGAAAATGAAATGTTTGTTTGATTAGTTTTATTGTATTGTTTATAGCAACTGTATGTTCTCGTGTATGGGTTTCTTACAACAGCAAAAGAAAAGACACTGTCGTCTATTAAATTGGCTTCTTTTAAATATGAGTATGGATCGTGATGCCTTGGCCATTCTCTTTTCCAATTGTCTAGATTTTTTTCATTTAGTATTTTAGAAATTGAAGATCCTGCAGTCTTTGGTATGTGAACAAAAAGTACTGCACTATACTCTTTATCTCTAACTATCATTTTCTGCATCCTCACTATTTATTTCTTTAACAAGTCTATTTACTCTTATATCGTTCTGTTGGTTCCAGTCTGAGTCTAAAATTTCTGTATTCGTAAACAGTAGCAAATCAGTTATTCCCTCATCCTTTAGATTAATTATCTTTTGTTTAACTGTTTGATAGTCTCCAATAATTGAAAAGTTTATGTGTCTAGGATTAGCAGGAATAATTTTTTCTTTATACTCTTCAATCTCTTTGTTTGATTCTAAGATGGTAACATTTGCGCTGACCATTCTTTTTTCAATTCCGTCAAACTTTTTTATATTCTCTCTATATGTATCCAACATGCATAGCGATGTTCCCCCATGAATTTTTACAGTCTCTAAGGTGTAATCAGAGTATCCGCTAAAAACCATAGGAGGTCTTTCAGAAACTGGACAGTAAAGTTTATACATTTTTACAAAATTTCTTAAAAATGTAGTTCTTTTTTGTATAGTATCTATTGGTTCTGATTCTAAAAAAACATCTAACTCTATATCTGGCTCATCTGATCTATTATGAAAATCACCAGCAATCCAATTAATTATAAGTCTGTTACTTTCTATCTCATTATATGCTTTAGTCATCATTGAAAGATACTGAGGACTTACATGATACGGTCTTAGTGCAATCATATATTTTAGTTTGTGGCCAGGGGTAAGAGAAGCAGCAGACTTTACAAAATAGTCTGGTTGTTGTGAATGAAAAGTTAACAAAACTGACTTATAGCCACATTCTTCTAGGTAATGAGAAAGAGCATCAAGAGGAAGTTGGGACTCTCTTAGCATGTAATGAATATTCATTATTGAGCAAGTTTTTCTCGTTCATCAATAATTGTTATAGCAAACTTCATCATTTTGTCATAGCCTACTGCATTATCCATGATTTTATTATAGTGATGACCACAAAATAGCAAGTCTCCGTTTAACCCAGTTACTTGAACCAGGGCTTCCGCATTGCACCTATCGCATCTATTTAAAGGTGACAATTTCCATTCTGGTTTTACATCATCTTTAAGCATTGTAAACATATTATACCTTCCGATTGTCGGTTTTATAAAATCCAGAGCCATTGAATGTGACTCCTATATTAGAGTATACACGAACTAGGGACTGATTGCAAGTCTCACATTGATACCCTGGATCGTTTTCGGACATAGACCTAATCTTTGTATATCTTATTGCACAAGACATACAGTCATATTCATATGATGGCATTATTTCTTTTTCGTTTTAGCCTTTACTTGCCATACTGGTAGGTTTAATTGGTCTCCAGACCACTCATACCCTAATGCTTTTACGATAAACTTAATTATTTTTATTCTCATTATTTAATTCTCCCACCAAATTTTGACCAAACTCTTTCATGAATATAGAAGAAAGTCATTTCTAGTGCTAGATATGACAGTCCATATAGACCAACATACTCCCACTCTGCCTCTCCAGTGTAATACTTAAGTACGAAATAGATTATTCCAGAAACAAAAGTAAAGTGTACAAATGGCCAACTTGCAGTTTTTAGTAATGACCTTCTTCTAGACTCCATTATAGTGCTACCATTCCTTTTCCTCCGCCACCTACGGATTTCTTTACAACAGGCTTTGCAGCCTTCTTAACAGACTTCTTAGCGGGTACTACTGGTTGCTCTGCTAGTTTGTTTAGCAATGGAAGATCTTCTTCGCCAGTATAAACTGGACGACCCCAGCCAACAACTCCATTGATTAGTTTTTTCTTGTTGTTCTTTACATATGCACGTGTTTTTTCTACGCACATACCGCCATTTCGCTGGTCTCCCTTTGCAGTGCCTGATGTGTTGCCTTCAATAACCTGGATTGTTCCATCTCCATTATTCTTAATGCAAATACCAACATGTGAAATACGATTTACTCCGTCTTCTGGGAAATCAAAATAGATCCAGTCTCCTGGGGTTGGGTCGTCATTACGAGCATCTGCCCAACGATCATTTTTCTTAAACCAATCAGATGCTGCAACGGTTGATGCAGACTTTGGATACTTCTTTGGATTTAATCCTGATGTAAATGCACACCAAGAAACAAATGATTGGCACCATGGTTGGAAATTAACACCAGTCCACTTACCATATTTTGTTTCATTATCTTTAGGACCTTCAATAGTTCCTACTTCTTTCTTTGCAACTTCAATAATTGCTTCTACCGAACCTTTTACCGACATGCTTCCTCCTTGTTAATGTAGCATACATATATTATAGCAGAACAAGGTGTGTCTGTCAATAAGTGTGTATTATATTTTTGCTAAGGATGGATTAAGGGCAGATCTTGCTCCCGCAATAGCCTTTTCAATTTCAGAACAAACAAAGGCAAACTCTTCTTCAAAGATTTCTGGAGATCTGTCAGAGCCCATCGCTGGGTTCTTTCCTTCTGCAATTAGAGCCTCTTTTAAGGTTTTTTCTATGTCATAATTTAAGACTGTGCATGTAAAATGTTTCATAACATAGCCGTCCTTATCAATCAAATACTTCTCATAATTGCCACCCATTTGAACTCCATCATAAAATCCAATGTTTAGCCAAGGTGATTTAAATTTTCCTTCAACATTCCCATCTTCTAAAGAATCTCTCATTAACTGTAACATTTTCATCTGTGATGAAATTTCTGCATATACTTCGTGAGGTGGTAGTGTTGGTTGTCCTAGTCCGTTAGTTCCAGCGCTAAGTCCGTTCTCTAACACTTCGTTTAGTAACTCATGAGGAACCGAAGAAACCATCTCTGAGTACTTAAAGGTTGTATTGTAAATTTCTTCCCCGTAGGCTTTTGAATCTAAACCACAAGTAATTCCTTGTGACCATCTTCCTTTGGTAACTCCTGGACCGCAGTAGTCGTTTGTTGGTATAGCAATTATTTCAAAATCTTCGCTGTTATACTTATCTTGAAGCATCTGTAAAACTTCTAGTTGGTTGGCGTTACCGCAACCGACTGTGGTATTTGCTACCAGTGTAACCTTGCCTTTGTATTGTTCAAGGTGGTTTGGGGTGCCTTCTGCTGAGTTTAGAGGAATATCATAGATTGATTTCATGATTTTATTATAACATGTTTTTAAGGGCAGTTTTAGTCATACCCAGGACTGATGTTTAATTACGAATGTAAGAGGCAGACCCTATTACAATCTTTGAAAGAGAAGATAAATACTCTCCAAAGGTACTAAAGGTATTGCGATTTACATACGAGGCTGCAGAAACTGCAGTTGCCACAGAACTTCCAGCAGTATCTGTTGGAGAACCATTGTACTTGGTGATACGAACCTTGCCAGGAGCAACCATATCAAGTCCAGGACCTGTGTTTGTCAGTCCTTCTAGTTGTGTTGCGTTGCCCAATGCTCCCACACCAATTACTCCATTAACACATGAAGGAAATCCTACAACATCTTTGCGTCGATCATTGCCTGTTGCAGCAAACACTGGAATGTTGTTTGCATTTAAAGATGCTACTGCATTCACAGTAACTGTATCATTTGTGCATAGTTTAAGGTTGTTTGCGCTTACTGAGGACTGGCTGACTGAAAGAGCATCGATACTATACTTAGATGCATTCTTTGATACCCAGTCAAATGCTAGTGCCAAGGCTCTTGCATCTCCCCTTGAATTTCCAAGGGATGTAACATCATTAAATCTAATAAAAACAATCTTTAGATTTGGATCAACAGTGAGAGCAGCCTTAACCATTGAATCACCATGGTAGGTAGCGTTGTTAATTGATTTTGGCCATGGAGCAGATGCTGCACCCTTGCCTTCCATAAACAGTTCTCCGTTAGGGCAAGACATGTTTTGAGAAACAATCTTTGACTTTACAGTTGTAAAGCAGACCTCGTGAATAATTTGAGGGAAGTTATTAGAATTGATGGCAGAGTCAATAATCGCTAAGACTCTTTCATCTTGTGCCTGTGCTGGCTGAATTGCTGTGATTACAAGTACTGCTGATAGTAGTGCTAGTAGTGCTTTCTTCATTTATTTTATCCTTTGTTTGTTGTTTGTTTATTCTTTTATTTTAAAAACTACTTGACATGGATCTCCACCGTCTTCCCACTCCTGCTGTTCTTCAGCAGTCATGTATGGATCTCCATCATGGGTGTTACAGAACGGTTCTGTAATCCACCCTCTATCTATACCGTTTTCCAACCATATAGTAAACTCATCGTGATCTATTTCTTCTAGCATATAATAATTATACTCCTAAGCACTGACAATGTCAACTGGACCCATGCAGGATGGGCTAAATTTTATGGCTGCATTAACTGCCTGAAGAACTCTATTTCTTGCATTTTTTTGTTTGTCTGTGGCATACAAAACCCCATACGCATACTCTGCTCCAGAGCCCATGGCTAGATATGGAACTGTATATTTAGATAAAGACATATCCCCAGAACTGTGTTCATATATTTCTCCACGAATTGCAACAATTAATCCTAGGTCTCCGTCTTTGGATGTATCAACCCAGAACTCGTTATAAAAATCACGAAGTTCTTTAACAAACTTAGTCTGCATAAATTTGTCTGTGTCTTTAAGGTTGGGTGCTGTTGGTTTAAAATTATAACGGATTCTTTCTCCGTCCATTGCACCAGCATATCCAATAAGATATGGACCTATCTTCCAAACCTTTGGCGCATCAAGTGATAGAATAGTATTATCGTCAGATGCCCCACGATCTCCAGCCATATATACTTTACCTTCGTGTTTTACTACAGCAATACAGGTCATGCGAAAGCCCCTCCAGATAGGTATGATTAAGTATACCATCCACCTGAAGGGGCTGTCAACTAGGGTCAATAATGACTAATTAGCCTTTTTGTCTACCGTTTTAAACGCATCATTAATCTCTGCTAATGTGAGTTTTCCATCGTCTAAGAAGGCTCTTGCAAGCCTCTCAATGACACTTGCTACACCAAGCAGACCTGCGAGCATTACTGCCTGAAGGGTATCAATTCCTACTACGGCACCAGCACCAAGTACTGATAGACCAGAAGCAGCAAACACTGCTACGATACGCATTAATATATTAGAAAGGGCTTTTTGTGGGCTCTCTTTTTTAGGGGCCTCTACTACCTTTTTAGTTGCCATTATTTATCTCCTTTCCCAGCGAAATATCCGCCAATAATTCCAATTAGACCTACTAAGGCATTTTGAACTAAAGCGATAGCATCTTCATTGGTTCCAAATTTTTCACCCGTTGAAGATTGCTGTAAGAGCATTGAGGCATATTCACCAAGAACTACTAAGCCAATAAAGCCAAGTATGCCTAGGGTTATGACCCACATTAATTTATCTTTCATTTTAGTCCTCCTTTCTTAGCGGTATTGTAATTAACCAAATTACTGTTGTTGCAAGTACTGCAATACCAACAATATCTCTGGCTGATCCTGTTAGGGTTAACCATGCGATAAAGAAGCCAAGGAGGGTGAATGCCTGTGCAATTAATTCCATTCCTGCGTCTTTAAACCATTTAACTAATCCCTTTAGTAGTTTACCTAAAAGGTTAATTGCTTTATTGATTATCTTCATTTGTTCCTCCTTATGACTGCCCCTGCAATTTGTGATACGATGATCACTGGGACAATTACTTCTTGCGCTTTCTCTCTCTGATCGTCTGTCATATCCATACCTAACTCAGAGAAATTAGATAGGAGTTCTACTGGGTCCACTGCAAAGACTGCTCCAAGTGGGTCTGCTAAGAATGCTTCTGTTTGTACTTCTGTTACTGCATCTGCTAATGTAAAGGGCATTGGTGTATCCCCTGCAGATTCTGCTCTATCACCAAACTCAACAAATGCTGAAGCAAGTTCTGGATTAGACTTCATCTGCTCAGCAATCTGTGCAACTTCTGAGACCTTAATACCAAGATCTTCTGCAACCTCCTGCTTTGCTTCTTGAGTCAATGCTTTAAGTGTTTGGCTAACTGCTGTTATTTGTTCAGGGGAAAGAATAACTAATTTGTTATCCTTGCTTGTAAGGTTAGCAATAACTCCAGATAGATCTTCTGATGTTCCAGTTCCTTTTTCAGGAACAAGTGCTGCTAAAACTTCATCTTCAATTTCTACATCTGGCTCAGTCCAAGGATTCTCTTCTGGCTCTGGTTCTGGTCCAGGCTCTGGCGATGGTTCTGGGGTAGGCTCTTCAGTAGGCTCTGCAACTGGCTCTTCAGTTGGTTCTGGCTCTGGTGTAACCTCTGGGGTAGGTTCAGGTGTAGGCTCATCTGTAGGATCTACTGTAGGCTCTGGAGAAGGCTCTGGTGTAGGTTCTTCTATTGGTTCTTCAGTTGGCTCTGTAGAAGGTTCTGGGCTTGGCTCATCTGTAGGATCAGGAGTTGGCTCTTCAGTTGGTTCTGTAGTAGGCTCTGGTGAAGGTTCTGGTGTAGGCTGATTGGCTGCAGCATTGGCTGCTGCTTGAGCAATAGCAGCATTAAGTTCTCGTTGTGCCTGCTCATAATAATATTCCCATGCATCTTCAATGGCACTATTAAGATCAACTATTGACTGATCATATTCATCTTCTGCATTTTCTTTGTTCTGTAGT